TACCAACGGTTCAACGGGCCAGGTCGATTTCATTCTCGGCGGGGCGGCGAACGGTGGGACCGCGGGGTCTCTGGGTATATGGAACTTTTACAATCGGGTTGATGTGGCCGCTCTGGTTCAGGATAATACTGCGACTTGGACCTATGCGCTCGCTGCTTTGCGCGCGGTCAATGCGTCAAACACCAATCGGGTCACTTTCATTAATGGTGCTAGCGAGGACATTGTAGACGCCGTGCATACGACGTATGGGGTGAGTGCTGCCACTGCAGCGGCCTACTGGGTAGCAACTATTGGTTTGGACTCTACTTCGGCTCAGGCTACCAACGCTTCTGCTGCCCTCATGACATCGAACACTGCAGCCACGCAGAACGCGGTTCTCATGTCCACGTGGAAAGGCTTACCGGGTGTTGGCCAGCATTACCTCCAGGCGCTTGAAGCTTCTGATGCGACCCCGCACACAACCACTTTCCATGGGCTGACTTCGAGTGTCCAGTTCCAGAGCTTTTTCGTTAAACTGAAAATGTAGGTTTACTGTGTCTGACGAACTAAGAGCTAACATTCCTCCAGGCGCCATCCGGCATTACGTCGGGATTATCCCTTCTGAGGTCACTGACGCCATTAACGATCTGATCAACGATATCAATGCTCAGATCATTGCTCTGAACGGTGCGATTCAAGCTCTTTCGGGCGTCGGTGCGCTCGGCGGGGATCTATCAGGGACCCTCCCGAACCCGACCATTGCCGCGGGTGTCGTCACCTATCCCAAGATGGCCTCGGGTGCCGCTGCTGTGAATGTGGGTTCCCTCGGAGGAGACCTGACGGGCACCTTACCGAACCCAACGGTAGCCTCGGCTGCGGTCACAAGCGCCAAGATGGCCTCGGGTGCTGCGGCGACAAACGTCGGTTCCCTGGGGGGCGATCTGACGGGCACCCTACCGAACCCGACCATTGCGGCGGGCGCCGTCACCAACACCAAGATGGCCTCGGGTGCTGCTTCGGCGAATATCGGCTCCCTTGGGGGTGTCCTCGGTGGTACCCTACCGAACCCGACCTTCTCGGGAGGCCAGACCTTCCTGTCCTGGTTCAACGTCAAGAATTACGGGGCGCTAGGCGACGGCTCTACTGACGACACGACGGCTATAAACGCGGCTATTGCGGCCGCGAACGCGGCGGGTATCACTGCTATCATATATTTCCCTACCGGGAGCTATGTAATTACTACTACGTTAACGACCATCACTTGCAACGTGTATGGTGATGGTCCGCATTCCACCTTTATTTTGCCTCCTGTTACGTTGAACACGCTCACTTTTTCTACTGCCGGGACACCGGTCACCATACAAGGGATATATATTAAATACTCTGCTCCTGCTAATAGCAGCGTCAGAGCGATCACTATAGATTGCACAGGCACCTACGCTGTCGGGTCTATAATTCGAGACGTTTCGATATACAACGCGTACTACGGGGTTCTGTTTAGTAATCAGGCTTGGGGATGTCTTGATAATCTTCAAATCATCGCTACCGGTTCTATAGCGCTCCAGATACAGACCCCGCTCAGCATTGACTCTGGGGGCCACTCTATTGTCAATTGTCAGTTCTGGGGTGTCAATACGACTACGACGACAGGTATCTATTGGTCGAGTGCCGGAGGGATCAAGATAGTCAACAGCAAGTTCGGCAATCTGAACTATGGGATACAGATCGTGTTGGACTCCGGGGCAGTCACTTCACAGATCCTTGTTAATAATTGCTCCTTTGATGTTGTTGGGACTACAGGTATTCGTGCGGCGCGAGCTGGTGCTACCGGAACGTTAACTCATCTACTGATAAATAACAACGTCTTTAACCAGACTTGGAAAGCTGTAAACATCGTTCATGATGCTACAGCCGCGTGGGTGGTTAATGTTATGGTCGTAGGTAATATATATTTGGGCACCGCGACTGCTAACGGTTTCTTTGTGGCTCTGGATAGTTGTTACAATATCATGGTGGCGAACAACTCTTGTGAGTCTTCTGTAGCGACCACTACCCTTTATATAGTAAATGCTGGGGTTAATACTGGGGTGGTTGGCCCGAACACCAAGATCAATACATGGGGTGGGAACGTGAACTCTGGTTCTGCTGTTACTATTATAGCGCCGAACTAAGGTTAGCGGTATGATCCGATGTGCATTTGGTTTAATACTCTTACTATCAGTCTGCTGTCCTGCGGTAGGCGCTGACGGGTTTGCTGATAGCAAGCCTCCAGGATGGTTCGAACAGGCGCCGAAGTCGCGCGTGATTGTCAAGCCGCATGTGACTGTTAAGCACGTCACGGTTGTACAGAAGGTTGTCGTAGAAAAGCGCGTACGTAGGCACCATCACAGGCATCATCACAGGTATCACCATTTTCGGCATCATTGCTTTCTGTTCTTCTGTCGGTAGGGTGCCATGCAGTTTGATGGGGAAAAGGAGGGCCATGTAGTCAAGGTCTCCCATGACCACGAATACGGTCGCATAATCAAAGTCTCCGGGGATCATATGACGATGACCTGGCTCGTTCCGGCGTTAGTGGCGCTTCTAGCGTTTGGTGGGCAGTTTGCAGCTAGCGTCTGGTCAGCCGGGGCGAAGGTAGAGAAGTACGATTCTATTGTGCTACGGGTCACGGAGATGGAGAGAAGGTTGGATCTGGTCGTTTCGGCGGAAGCGACGCGCGATCTGATGCAGGCGCGATTGGAAGAAAGGATGACGGCTATGGCCCCGGATATTACTCGCCTCCATGGCGAGATAGGGGAGACTAATAGACGCCTGACAGCTATTGAGGATTTTCTCTACCGCAAGGGAGAGGAGAGCAAAACTAGTAAATGAATTATTACAGGTGTATAATGCACACCAGTATTTAAGGAATTCGGATGACCTCGGAAGAACAAGTACTCGCACTGACGCTAGCCAGGTACATCGTGTCTTCTGCTCCGGTATGGCCTGCCATATCGGCGGCCGCCGCGACAGGCAACGCAGGTCAGGAGAACTTGTTCCGTCCTATCACCCTGGGGGTCAAGGACCATGGCTCGGACGGCTTATGGCAGTGGCGGCTTGACCGGCTGACCGGGGTGAATGGGTTGCAGCCCTGGTGCGCGCGCATGGGGTACGACTGGAGACTGATGGAAAGCCAAGTGCTTTTCATGAAATGGGAGATGCAGAATTTCTACGCGGATCTTTGGGCTCAGATGATCGGCCCTGGCTCCAGGACCTTGGAGAACCTAACGGCTAACTTCATGGACAGGTACGAGGTACCCGCCCCAGCTTATGCCGCTCTCGACAAGCGGATCATGTACGCTACCCAGGTGCATGCCTTATTGGCCCCTGTGGTACCGGTACCAGCAGCGCCAGCGGCACCTGTGCCTTTGCCAAGAGTACTTGTACCGGCACCGACAACTTCAACGGCTGATACTCTTTCGGCACTGATGGTAGCCCTTAAAGCCGATCAGGCCAAATACAAGGCGGCTCAAGAGGCGGTAATAACGGCACAGGCGAACTTAGCCGCGATCAAACAACAGCTTACGGCTGACGTGCAGAAAGTTACTGCAGCGACCAAAGAAATTCAAGACCAACTAGACCAAACACAGGAAATGACAAGATGAGTGTAGAGGGCATGATGACAGGCTTTATGTCTGTAATGAATTTCCTGACCGCATACGGGCCACAGATCGCCCAAGCGACGTCCATGCTTGTTGGCGCCGCGTCAGTGGTCAACACCATGATCCCAGTGGGCAAGCCCGGTTCCACCTCAGCGACAGTCAAGCAGGTCATTAATGGTCTGTCCCTCGGTATTGGGCACGCAACTCCAACTGCCATGGCGACCACGTCGGAAACGCTAGTTTCGTCAGTCCTGCCCACCGCGGTACCAAAATGAACACTACTCAACAAGCCAGCGAGTTCCTGCTCGATCTGGCGCGCGGAAGATACAACACGCAGCTCGCTGCGGTTGACGCCGCCTTGCAAGGCGCTTCTACGTTTGTGCCGCAGGCGCTTGTGGTTAAGGAGGTCATGGACGCGTTTATCTTGCTCAACAGGGCCACAGCTCCGAACGCCGTTGTCTCAGATGGCCGAGGTGGCTGGGTCCCCGCTAGTAACACCCGTGTTGGTCCAGACGGACAGTTTAGATGAAATATTTGATCGTTGCCCTGTTCGTCGGTCTGGCGAACAGATACGGAGCCTACCTGGACACATTCTCCTCCCGGGGTGGGTTCTTCGATACGGTTTTTGGAGAATGGGGGTTCACGCTGATAGCCGTAAGCATGTCCCTACCGTATATTTGGCTGCACTAACTCGACTCGCCCGCGTCAAGGGCCTCGGTGATTCCGCACAATCAAGGAGTGAGTAATGGACGATGATAGAGAACTTGAACAGCCAGACGTCGAAGAAACCCAAGAGGAAGGACAAGAAACAGAAGACCAAACAGAGGACCAAGGTGAAGGTGCCGAGGCCGCCCCCGACGCTCAAGAGACCGAGCCCGAAGCGCAGCCCGCAGTCCATCGCAAGCAGACCGCTAACGAGCGTATCCAGCAGTTGGCGAACCAGCGCAAGGCTCTCGAGTCAGAACTCACTAGATACCGGGACCATGTTCTAGAGCTGACCAGGCGACAGGAACAAGCCCCGCGCGCTCCAGCCCCGGACCCCGAGGCGACTCGCCGCCACCTGGAGAATATGGGTGATATTGATCGCATCCTCTGGCTACAACAGGAACAGGACCGCAAGAACGCAATACGAGATCAGCAATTTCAATTTCAGGTCAGAGCCCAGAATGACCGCCTGGCGTTCGACCGGATAATTGCTGAGAACCCGCAATACGCTCGCTACTCCGATATGGTCGAAACGGAGTTTCATAGGTGCCTGCAAAATGGATACTCCCGGTCACGAGAGGAGCTATTGAGCCTCGCTATCGGGAACGAAGTAAGGAAGAGCGCAGCGTCCTCTGTGGCGAAAGCCAAGAAGGCCGGGGCGACACGAGTACAACAAGCTACAACAAAGCCCGCCAGCGCCCGTAGTGGTGTCGCAGGTACGGGCGGGAAGGCCACAGAATCGGCTGAGGACATACTACGTCGAAGGTTAGAGAACGGTGAATACGGTTTTTAAGCCCCCCATTATCTAGCCATAGCGACGATCTTTAACATCAACATGGAGCTATCAAGCTATGGCAACAACGACTTATAGTCCCTCGATTTCCGCAGACGTCTCGCGGTATCTCGCTGAGGACCTCTTACCTTTGACGATCAACGAACTCATTTTCCACGAGTTCTCCGAGAAACTCCGTCTCCCCAAGGGGAACGGTACAACCTACACAATGACGCGGTATGCTCGCCTCCCGCTGGCTTACTCGTCAACTGCCGAGGGCGTGCCCCCGGTTGCTACCCCGCTGAAGATCTCTCAGGCGACTGTTGCTCTTCAGCAATGGACAGCGCTTGTCACGATCACTGACGTTGCTCAGGCGACGATCAAGCACGATGTGTTCAAGATCGCCAAGGAGCGCCTGACGCTCGCCGCGGCGGAGCTCATGGAGCGCAACTGCATCAATGCCTTGTTTGCGTTCCCGCAGATCAACTATGTGAACAGCAAGGGCGCGCGCGCCTCGCTCGCGGCTACTGACGTGTTGAACACTCAGGAGCTTCAGCGGGCGTTCGCCTATCTGAACACTCTTGGCGTCCCGATGTTCAAAGGCCCGTCAGGCCCGAAGGTCGTTAAGAAGGCCGGTGAAGGACAGCCGGATGCTCTTAGCAGCCCGCGCAACATGCCGCACTTCGTGGCAGCCGTTCACCCGATGGTTCAGGCTGACCTGCGCAACAACCCGTCAGTCCAGCTCGTGTCTGCTTACAGCTCTCCGAATCGCCTCTACAATGGTGAGTTTGGAGAATGGAACCAGATGCGGTTCGTGACCTCGAACTTCATCCCCTCGTTCCTGGGCGGCGGCACCAGCCCGACTGGCACCGGCGTCGCGACCGGCGGCACACTTGCTAACGGTAACTTCCAGATCGTCGTGACCGGTACCGATCAGCAGACTCAATTCGAGTCGATCATCTACACCCAATCCGGGAACATCGCCACAGGCGGCTCGACGGGCTCTATTACCCTGACCACGCCGACCACAGCTGGCTACCTCTGGACCGTCTACATCACCGCGGCCGGCGGCACGGTTGCTGCCAACTTGGCCACTTGCGCGGCAGGCCCGACACAGGGCGCCCTGCAGGGCATGGCTACGCAGCTCCCAGGCGGCACTGCTATCGTATTGACTGGTATCGGCGTCGCAAAGACCCCGCCAGCGGCTCCAGGCTCTGCCATCACCGTATACCCGACGTTCATCTTCGGCAAGGACGCCTACGCGACTGTTACTCTCGAAGATATCGAAGTGAACTACCTGGACCGGGCAGAAAAGACCGATCCGGCGAACCAGCTCCGCATGGCTTCGTTCAAGTTCTATAATGGAACTTTTGTAAAGAATGCGGCGTTTTCGTTAAGGATAGAGAGCGCTTCACAGTTCAGCATGACTCTGGGTTGATGACACAGGGGGGTGTAATGGTTGTAAACCTAAATGATTACATCCCCTTACTCGCCGTTATAGGGTCGGTCATATGGGCCGGCCAGACTGCAAATCGCCACGTCAAGCGCGCGGAAGAATCAGCGGCCCAAATGTCTGAGAAGCTTGATACCATTCATGTGCTGGTGAATAGCCAGCTGACCCAAGCTGTTGACAGACTTAACGTGGCGCTCGCCCAGGTCGAAGAATTGAAAGCTCTCTTGAAGAGCAGAGGAACATAATATGGCACTCAAAACTTTAGGAACGGCGGCCACGAACACGCTCACGGCGATCAAGTGGAACTCCGCTATGGCCGTCGCTGACCTTGCGGCGTTCAACGCTCTGCTCAAGTCCCCTGGGACTTATGGGAGCACCACCTTTTTCGGCAACCCCTGCATTAGTCAGGGCATTCTGTATCTTCCCGGTCGCGGGCAACCGCTTAAGCTGGGAGAGGGTGACTGGATCGGGTTAGATCCTGTCAACGGAATGGTGATTCTAATTGACCCCTCGTCGGCCGCAGGCGCCTCGTGGGTTCACAACTAAGGAGTAACCTATGACCACAAACAGAAAGCTGCGTCCGGAGATAGACGTCAGTCTCCTTACAGACGCTGACCAGGAGAAGCTGCGCAAAAAAGCCCAGGCTGAGGTCCTCGCCGCGCGCAAGAAGGAAGTCGAAGAGGCCCTTCTCGCTCGCATGGTTCAGGAGGAAAAGGCTCACTACGATGTTGCGGAGGAAGAGGTCACAGTTACGATCAACATCCCCGCGTTCGCTACTCACCTCCTGATCGACGGCGTGCCGTATAATCACGGTGAGGTAGTGACCATTACCCGTAGCATGGCTGCTTCGCTCAACGAGCAGATGGCGCGCATGTGGACGCACGAGACTGCATCGGGTAACCCGAACCTTCGCGACTACGTACCGGTCAAAGAAGACTCGTTCTCGGCGCTTTCCTCCGGCTTTGCGAGAGTGTAATGACTGATCCAATAGCCATTCAGATGAATGTTACCCGTGCCTTTTCAGAGGGTTCGGGTGCTACGTGGCTTACTAGCATGCCCCAGGATTCCTCGATTGAAGAGATCAACACCATCTCTGATAAGATTATGGCCGCGCTTGCCCGACAGGATACCTGGGCGCGCATCGCCCTGTTGAACAACGAAATCGAAATGCATACCAAGCAGAAGGCTCAGATCGACTTTTCTCTCGCTTCCCTGGAGGAAAAGCACGGTGACTTCACGGCGTGCAACAAGGATATCAGGGCAGCCTACAACCAGTCCAAGGAGGGTTTGCTTCGTATCGTCACGCTGATCTCGGCTCTCGTCGCCGAGCAGGCTAGATTGCAGCAGCTTCTAGGAGGATAACGTGTCAGACCCGGCCAGTGTTGTATGCACCCGCGCGTTACAGATTGCCAAGTGTACCTCTGGCATGCTGTCGCAGGCTGGCCAAATTCTGAACGAGGTCCTGACCGAGCTGGCTCAGACTTACGATCTCCAGACCAACATCACGACTGTAACTGTTACTTTGGACGGCAACACCCCCAACAATGGCGTAGGCCCGTATCAACTCCCGGCAGATTATCTGCGGGCTTGCTCCCGTGACCTGACCTATTACGTGTCCGGCGTTCCTCGCCGATTGATCCAAATCACGCTCGCCCAGTTCGACATCCTGATTAACACTCTGGGCGTGTCAAGCTACCCCGGGAACTACGCGACCGACATTTCACAGCAGGCAGTGCTTGCGAACGGTAACCCGGTCCTCTATGTGTACCCACCGCCGATCCTGGTCATCCCCCTACAGATCCGCTATTTCAACCTGCCCGCTGACATCGTCGCCCCAGAGACGTCCAGCGTCGTCCCATGGCTCCCAAACAGCACGTACCTCATCCGGCGCGTAGCCGGCGAGCTGATGGCGATCACTGGAGACCCGCGCGCGGATACGTACTTGGGTGACGGGCCGCAGGGTTGCATCGGCATCCTGCGCCGGTGGCTCAACCTCCAGGGGGATCGGGAGGACACAGCGTCTACGATACAGCTTGATGCCCGGTACTTCGGGGCTGGGGGCGCCGCGTATCAACCCAGTAAAATTACCGGTGGCGTCTAGGATGGAGGTGTAATGTGCCCGTCCTCCGCCTCGTCCCCAAGGGCTGTGTTGACGCAATTTTTGGCGAAGTCATTCAAGATGATTGCCCTCACTTCGCCTCTCTATCGAACTTGGTCCCGGCCCCCGACACCCCCACTCAGTGGGTGCCGCGTCCTGGCTTCACGCGATACGCGGGCTCTGGGGTCAACGGTTACTGGTCATGTTACTGCATCGTAAACAGCGTCGTTTACGGTATGATCAATGACTGGTACAACGGCTCGGGCAATGACTACCCCGTTGCCTACAATCTTCTTTCTCAGACGTTCGTCACCGTCTCTGGCTACAACAACTCGAATACTCCCACTTCCCCCGGGGCGGGAGCCTGGGTCGCTCCTCACGCCGAGAACATAGGCGCGAAGGTCATCATAACCCACTCAGGGTATAATGGCTCCGGCAACGGCTTCTTTGGTGTCATTGACATCTCGAACCCGGCAGCCCCTTCCTACACCTCTGGGAACACGTCGACGAACGCCCTTGCAAGTCCGCCCGTCTGGGTGTCGGAGTTCAATTCGCGCGCCTATTATTTCGTGACCCCGGGGAGTAGTACCCCGCCCGCCGTGTACATCTCGGACAACTTTGCGAACGGCGGCCCGACCTCGCGCGGCGCGGCCGTCGCGGGCGCCATCCTCACTTTCGGCAACAACGTGCCGGTGCTCGGCGCTGCCAAGCAGACCGTTAACACGACTGTCGGCGGCGCGCTGTCGGCGCTCTTTGTTTTCCAGGACGCTGCCCAGGGCAACGCCAACATCTACCAAATCACTGGGGACCCGGGGACAAGCGACTGGGCTCTGAACCCCTTGAACGCGGGCACGAGCGCCACAGGGGCGAACACCATAGTGAGTACGCCCAAGGGCATCATGTTTATGGCGCCCGACGGCGTCCGTATGGTCAGCCAGCAGGCTACTGTATCCGACCCTATTGGCTTCGGCGGGACAGGCATCACCGTCCCCTTTATCAGCTGTACGGCGCCCTCGCGCGCTGCTGCAGCGTGCAACGGCACCACGTACCGCATATGCACCCAGAACGGCTCGGTATCGGGCGCGCCCAATCAGGAGTGGTGCTACGACCTGACACGGAACATATGGTACGGCCCACATACTCCTGGCTTCGGCCTGATCGCGCCGTTTGGCCAGTCCTTCGTTACTGCCGATCTGCCCAATGGCATCCTGGGGCTGGGTTCCACGACCCTCATACCGAACGGGTCGAGCGTCTATACGGACTTCAGCCTCGCGTACACTTGCTCCTACATCAGCACGCTTATCCCTGACCGCCGCGAGATCACTATGTTGTCCTCGGTCAAAGCGGTGATGTACATAGGCTACGGGGCCGGGACCACAACGTTTTTCTTTACGTTTGAAGACATCAATGAAAATACTCTAGGGGCAAATTCTTTGCAGGTATCCGGGGGCGCGCCTCCTTCTTGGGGTAGTTTCACCTGGGGCAGCGGAGCGCCGCTGTCTATCTCTTCGGCCATAAGCCCTCTTGAGATACCGCTCGCGGCTCCTGTCGTGTTCGATCGTATGAGCTTTGAAGCCACTTTCACCGCGGCCCTGGGGATACGCCTTGGGATCACGCACATTGAGTACCAACCCACCATGTACACTGTGAGAAACCCATGACCCGTATTCGTATCTCGCTTATTTTCTTGCCGTTTCTGATCCTGCTTTTTCTGGGGCAGTGTGCGAAGGCCCAGCCGTATTTCTGGCCGGTGCCTTACATCTTTACCGATAATCAGGTTGGGGATGCGCCGTCAACGAATGCCAACTTCGCCGCGCTGGTCTCCCAGGGCAACACGGCTATCAACCTCATGCAGGCGCAGATCAATGGCTTCTCGGTCTCGGGCGTGCCGGTAGGCGCCGTTATGTGGGTAGGGGGCACCGTCTGCCCGCCTGGCTGGGTTACAGCAAATGGCGCCGCTGGCGTACCCGATCTCCGGGGGGTGTTCGTTCGCGGGTTGGACACCGGGTTGGGGCTTGATCCCGGGAGGACTCTTGGGTCGTATCAGGGTGACTCCTTTGCCCAGCACTCTCACGGGTCTATAATCGGACTATCCGGTATCACCAGCATCCCCCAGAACGGCTTAGCTGGCGC